AAGCTATAATATCACCTATGGCTACTATACTTGATAATGCAGGCATAGATACTAATATGGACATACCTAATAAAGAAGGTGAAGGCATTAACGTTATAACCGGAGAGTTTGTTGACATGGTAGCAGAAGGTATCATAGATCCAGTACTTGTTACTAAAGCAGCACTTAAAAATGCAGTGAGTGTTGTTATGACTATTGTTTCTGCTGATTGTATAATCTCAAATGCTAGAGCAGATGAAGGCAGTTAATCATTACGTTATTGTAGATAAAATAAAGACTGAGCAAAAAAAAGTTGCAGGTCTTATTATGACAGAAAACTTAGACGAAGACAACAGATATTTAAAAGGTAAAGTTGTATCTGCTGGTAATTCAATAGAATTTATAAAAGACGGGGATGTAGTTTATTACGACAAACACGCTGGTCACGGTATACATTTTAAAGATAAACTTTATTTTGTTATAAAGGCAAGTGATATTGTACTAGTAGATTAAACATAAACTATAAACCATAATCCTTAAACATAAAATCGAAAACAAATTATTTATTAATTATTAAACATTAAAACTATGGCATATAGAAAGCCTGAAGATGTAATGCTTTATTTTAGAGGCGTTGCAGATGAAGATCACGATGATGGTAATACTGGAGCTGCTACGCAGTTATCTAGTTTATTAATTCCAGCTAAAAGATTAAGATATATGAATCCTACTAGTGATACTGAGTTAACTCTATTTTTTGATAGTGTTAAAAACACTGAAGGAGCAGACGATCAAGCTGATGAAATTACTGTATCAGATACTGTTGTGTTAACAGTTAACACTAACGCTCACAAAGAAGCTATGTCTGGTATAGTACAAGCTATTAACGCTAGCAAAACTGGTTTAGTAGTAGTTGCTGATACTGTAACTACAAACGTAGCTGGTTCTACTGTAACTACTACTTTTGTTCACCCAGATATTACAGGTATGGGTGGATATACTAGTGATACAAACTTTACTGGTATTGCAGTTGCTGCAGTTCACGCTGGATCATAATCAATTAATTAATCTTTAAAAATTTATCAAAATGAGAAAATACTTTTATTTCAGAACAGAAGCTGCTGTTGGAGATGATGATGATAAAGCTAGATCAGCTATGATACCAGTAGAAAGATTTAGAGGTGCAATACCTACTAATTCATCAGGTGGTACTGCTGCTAACGTTATTACATTATTTTTTGAATCTGCAGCAAATATGGCTGGTGCAGGTCAAAATGGTGAAATCATTATTCAAGATACAGTAGTATTAAACGTTACTGCTGGTAAAGCAAAAGACGTATTAGTAGCTTTATCTGAAGCAGCTAACGGACATCCTCACTCTGACGGTGTTATTGTTGTTGCAGATGACGCTACAGATGACGCTAACGCTAAAGCTGTATATCTTCACACAGGAATTACTTCTTGTGGAGCTATTACGCAAGCTGCCGCTCTATCTTAATAGATGCGATTAACTAGTCACGATTTACGTGAATTACAAATCCTAAAGTATTACAGGCTCACTAGAAAGTGGGCTTGTAAGACTTACGGGTTAACAGATGCTGAACTTGAATTACTAATATTTTTAGACTGTCAAGGTCGGTTTACAAGACAAGAGTTTATAGATGGTACTTATACCATGAGTTGGGATAAGAAGCGTTGGGATAAACTAAGAAAACAAGGCTGGATAGAAGTGTGGCGTCATCGAAATCGAACAACGATTAAGTACAGCGTTTTTAAAACTTCATTTAAATGCAGCCAACTTATAAGTAGAATATATCGTATCTTACTCGGAGAAGAAGACATGCCAGTATCAGATCGTAGTGTATTCTATAATAACAAATCATATACAGATAAAGTCTTTAATAAGGCTATTGATGATATGATTAAAGATCCAACAAGATAATGGCGTTTAAGTTAGGCAACGAAAAAAGAAATATAAAAAATTCAAAAACAACACCTATATTTAGAAAAAAGCTAGATAAAGGTATTGTAGCAGAAGCTAACTTAGATGGATCTATATTTATAAATAAAAATGTTAAACCTGGTAGCGCTCTTGAAAAAAGAGCCATACGCCACGAGAAACAACATTTAAAAGATATGTCAGACCCTAAAATAGGTTTGTCATACGGAGATGATTACGTTAGATACAAAGGTAAAACATATCCAAGAAAAGACGGTAAAATAAAGTATAACGGTAAGTTCCACGAAGAAGGTAGCATGGTGTTTCCTTGGGAACAAAGAGCTAAAAAAGCAGAATAACTATGGCATTTAAAATGAAAAATCCTTCAATGGCAAAGATGGTAAAAGAAGCTGGTTCAGCTATGAAAAAGCCTCTTGTTGGAGATCAAAGCAAATTAAACGAAGGTTTAAAAAAAGCAATTAAAGCATCTCCTACTAAATCAAAAGAAGATAGAGTAATCAAGCGTATGAGCAAGCTTCAAGATAAAGCTCAAAAGCTAAACAAAAAAGGTAAAGACAAGAGAGCTCAAAGAAAGATTGACAAGATGAGCAAGCTTGAAGATAAGCTACTACCTGGATTAAAAAGACCAGATCCAACTTTTGAAGGTACTGATGAGTTTAGAAGCAAAAGAGAGATTAGAAAAGCAGAGCGTAAAAATAGAAGAGCAAGAACTCATGAACTTAAACATTCTGCAATGAAACTAAAAGAAGGTGAGTTTACTACATCTGGTATACCAGCAAACTTATTTGACGCTGACGGTAAAAAAATAAGTACTGACAAAATAGATGAAGGTAACTTAAGCGCTGTTAAAGTAGAGAAAGGCACTAACAGAAAATACGTTGTTATACAAGAAAAGTCTGTTATTGGCGATGCTGGCGGTAGACTTTATTTATCAAATCCTAAATAAATATAATGATAGGTAAATTAGCAGGAGGTTTATTTGGTAAAGTACTAGATAATGCTGAAGGTATACTTGATAAAGTTATTACTACAGACAAAGAGCGAGATGAAGCTAAGCTAGCATTAAAATCAATTATGCTAGAAGCAGAGCGCGAAGCTTTTGCAAAAGAAGTTGAAGATCGCAAGTCTGCACGTGATATGTATAAAGACGATGCTATTATTCAAAAAGTATTAGCAACGCTGTTTACAGTAGCTTACTTTGGTATTACATTTGTAATGTTTAATTACTTTGTAACTAAAAGCCTAGAGCTAGGTGAATTTGAAATTAGCTTTATATCAACAATATTTGGTGCTATGAGTGCTAAAGTAAACACAATAATAGACTTCTTCTTCGGTGGAAGTTCAAAGAAAAACGAACAAATAAAAGAAAAATAAAATTATGGCATTATTAGGACAAGATTTTATATCAAGAATTACAGGCTCAGCTTTTGTTGACGCCGCTGCAAATACTGTTGTAGCTCCAGAAGGACAAGCTATAATAGGCATACAATTTTTAGGAGCTTTAAAATTAGACTCTTTAGTAGCAAAAGAACCTACTAGAGATATAAACACAGCTAGCGCAGCACACTCAACTGGTAGATTTACTAGAACTGTAAATGGCGCTGTATCTAGTGCTGCTAAAATTATATTTGACGAAGAAAACTTTGTAAGCAACTCTGACTCTATAAAGCCTGGCGATGAAATATATTCAGCTGCTGGTGTTTTATTAGAAACAGTTTTAGCTTTAAACCCAGATGGTGATAATACAAAAGAAGTATCTACTACAGGCAACTTTAGCGCTGGTGATGGAAATGTACTTTCTTTTAAAAGACCTAGTCAACTAGGAAATAACGGTGTTGGTGGTATGGCTGTAGATAATGGAAATATATTTCCAGCTGGTATCACTATCCATGGAGCTTGGGATTCTTTATCTTTAAATGATAATGATGCTGACGGTGGTGTTATAGTATACTTCGGGCAATATAAGCAAGAATTATAAAATAAACAATTAACTTAAATTTAATTAAATTATGGCAAAAAGAAAGACGCCTAAGGTTAAAGATCTTAGGCCAGATAAAATTAGTGAAGAACAGCTTGGCAAAATGCAAAACGTTGTTAGAGCTATTAATGAAGGTCAACAACAGCTTGGCATACTCGAATCACAAAAACACTCATTGCTACACGATGTAATGCAGCTTCAAGGTGTGATTGGTAAAATTCAGCAAGAATTAAAAGAAGAGTATGGTAATATTGACGTCAATATAAATGACGGTGCTATTAAATACAAAGAAGATGAGCAAGCTGATTCGTAAAATAACTATAGGTAAAGATTATAAAATAGATGCTATGCATTACTCCGTAGGCCAAGAGGTTTATGGAGGGCATACCATCTGCGATATAGTAGAAGAAAAGGATAAGTTTAGCGTTTATATTAGAAAAAATAAAGACGTAATGCCTTGGAAAGATTTTAATAAAAACATGGCTGTATCTGTTGAATATAATTTAGAGTATTAATGAAGTCGCCGTATAATTATATTATACAACCAAAAGGCGAAAGATACAATAACTCTATAAGTGTTGGTGACAAAACATTGATTACTAATACAGATATATTTGATCACAAGCATGTTAATAGAGAAGCTGTAGTTTTGTCTACGCCAAAAGCTTTTGATACAGATATAAAAGAAGGTGACACTGTTATTGTTCATCACAACGTATTTAGAAGATGGAACGATGCTAGAGGCAACGAAAGAAACAGTAAAAGCTTTTTTAAAGAAGACATGTACTTTGTAAGTCAAGATCAAATATTTGCTTATAAACAAATTAGCAAGTGGAGTAGATTTAAACAGTCAATTTGGAAACCTATGCAAGGCTTTTGTTTTGTTAAACCTATAAAATCAACTGATAAGTTTTCTCAAGATATAGAAAAGCCATTAGTTGGTATAGTTAAATACTCTGATGGATCATATAATGTTGGTGATCTTGTAGGATTTACACCTAACTCAGAGTATGAGTTTGTTATTGAAAAAGAAAGGCTGTATAGAGTTTACTCTAAATTTATTACAATTAAATATGAATATCAAGGAGACGAAGAAGAATATAATCCAAGCTGGGCACAAAGCAGTTGAAGAGCTAATTAAAGTAGCTAAAGAAGCTATCGTTGACAGTGATGATGATATATCGGCTGATAGATTAAAAAATGCAGCTGCTACTAAAAAGCTAGCTATATTCGATGCTTTTGAAATACTTAACCGTATACAAGAAGAAGAGAATATATTAGAAGGCAAAGAGCCTGAGGATAAAAAAGAAAGAGTGTTTAAAGGCTTCGCTGAAGGAAGATCTAAGTAATGTACGAGCAAACACTATACAAAATTGTTGAACCAGTTAAGAAGACAACTATAAGTCGACTTAACAAAAAACGTAAATGGGAATATGGATATAATAAAGAAAACGATATTGTCGTTATTAGCAAGACTGGAAAAATTGGACAAGTGGTGGAGATTCAAGGTTTGCGAATTGGGTTGCCGAGTGAACCGAAATCAGTGTGTATGTTTGCCAAAAACAAATGGCAAAGGGTAGAATATCCAAAAGAATTAAGTAAATTAAAAAGTATATTTGACTGGAGAAGTTATCCAGAAGAAGCAAAAGAGCAGTGGTACGATTATATAGACGAAGAATTTAAACGTCGCGATGAAGGGTTTTGGTTTTATAATAACGATAAACCTACGTACATAACAGGTAGTCACTATATGTATTTGCAATGGAGTAAAATTGATGTTGGCGCTCCAGATTTTAGAGAAGCTAACAGGTTGTTCTTTATATTTTGGGAAGCGTGCAAAGCCGATAACAGATGTTACGGTATGTGCTACTTAAAAAACAGACGTAGTGGTTTTTCATTTATGAGCTCTGCTGAAACAGTTAACTTAGCTACTATATCGAGTGATGCTAGATATGGAATATTATCTAAAAGTGGTGCTGATGCTAAAAAAATGTTTACCGATAAAGTTGTACCAATATCTGTCAACTATCCGTTTTTCTTTAAACCGATACAAGACGGTATGGACAGACCTAAAAGTGAACTTG